TTAAGTCCTCTAAACGTAGCTGAACGGCTAAAAATCTCTGCCATATTGCTTTGTCAGCGTCTGTCTGTGTATTAGGCTCTTGAGTTCCAGGCGTATCATCATCTGAAACACTTGGAGTTTCAGAATCAAGTGGTTTATCATCTGTATTATCAGTTCCAGTATTACCAGCCATAATCTGGTCTGCTGGCATGGTACCCATAGGAACCCACCATACATTGCCCCAAGGAACATCTTTCATACCTAACTCCAGACGCTTATTGACATCGTTAAGAGGGAAACCAATACTGACCATAGACTTTGCTGTAGTTACACGAGCACTATAGTCTTCATGCAGTGCTCCAACTGATGCCAAATCAAACTTTATCTCATACCTGCCTCCTTCAATAACACTTAACACATCTGTATTAAAAAAGTCTTCAAGATGAAGAATACGTGGCATTAGACATTCTTCCCAAAATGCCTTGTGTGCTGTCTTAATGCCTTCATAAGATTGCACTTCATCATAAAGACCTAGAACAACCTCATTTACTTTATATACGCCAAATATCTCTTCTCTGCTCATCTTCTTAAGAAGAGAAAACTCCATATCCTTATGTGACATCTTTGACTCTGTGAAACTAGCATTATTCTCTAATATAGCTACACGATGAGCACGAGTATAACCTGAGTATTTATCATTCAATTGTTTAAAGAATCTATCAAACTGTTCTGTAGTAAGTTCTGTTGGTACAGATACAAAACCACTTAATCTAACACCCTCTTTAAAGTAGTTAGCATTAAACTGAGACGTCCAGAAATCCTGTTGTATACCCATAGCTGCTGCGCTTATTGGAGACATACCACGAACATCATCATATGGATTTGTATACTTTGACATTCTTATACGAGACATTGGAAAGTCCTCGTATTTTGCACCTTTTTGATATCGCCAACCAACAACAGCTCCCAGATTCTTGTTATACAATGGTGTGAATCTAGAAGGATTGAATGTCCACATAGCATCTACATCAGTAGGTGTATTAGGTTGGTTATCAAGTATAATAAAATCCTCACCATATAATTCAAGAAACACTACAATGGCTTTAATAAAATTAAGTCTTGTAGTAATAGGATTTGGTTTTTCTAACAGTTGATACACATTACCACTAGTAACAAGATTTGATGTACCTCTCTCAAATAATTTGATAGGTACTTTAGCTAAGTTATTAGCAATAGCATTTACAGCAGCATATATCCATACGCTATCCTTATAAGGCTGAAGCAGAGCACCTGCATTAGCACCATATCCTAAAGTCTGTGCCAATGTCTTCATAAACGTTGCTGTATCTAAAAGTGTACCTCTCCGTTTTATTCTGTTAGCAAGACCAAGGACTTGTTTGTCCAGTCTTAAGCCGGTAATAACTTTATCAAGAACACTCATTATGTTCCTCCTCACGCATAACGAACCCTATACTCAGCTACACCTTTTAAATGTGAATATATAGCGTATCTCTCAGCATCCTGTGCATGGTCAAGAAACGCCACAGGCTCATCTATCACTCTACCCTTTTTGTCAGTCCTCCAACTGTAACCTCTCTTTTCCTTTATGACATCTGTACTGTCTTCAGTAACACACACCTCAAGTCTTTTTATAAAATCTATTCCCTCTCTCACCTTCTTATTAGCACCTCTTATATTAAACCCCGCCTTTCTAATCTCTTCTATTCTACCTGGTTCAGCACTGTCTGCATATATTGGTTTCATTCTCAACTTTGGAGGAATAACTTTTTTCATCTCAACAATAAAATCCTTGTTAGTAAGATGATTTTTATATATAAGCTGATGTTCATATACTTTATTACCCTCAATGCCCAATTTTAACAGTACAGATGGAGCATTATAACCAAAGTCAATACCATAGATTATATTATCACACGTAGCAGGGAACTTGTCAATTATTTGCCAATTGGTATAGATTAAGTTGGTTAATCTACCCCACTCTCCTAACGTATAAATACGATAAAAGTTGGCATCCTGATTTGCAAGTTTCTCCAAATCATCTATATAGTCTTGGTCAAGAAACGGGTTGTCTTTATAAGTAGAAGCTATATCTTCTACTTCCTTAAATTCCTTATCAATAAGCTCAGTCTTTATCCAATGATACTCATCAATAGGGTTGAGAGTTAAAAACATCTTGTTTCGTTTCTGGTCAGCAGACTTTGTTCTTAAACGTGTCTTTAAAATAAGATAGTCATTAAATGTAAAATCCGTAGCTTCTTCCATCCAAATATATGACCAATCAGTTGACTGACCACACCACATAATCTTACCATTGAATCTAGTCATAACCGTATTATATGGCTCTACATTAAGACAATACACCTTTCCTTTATATTTACTTGTATTAAGTTTATCTACACAAACATCCTGTTGTTTATAGATAGATACTATCCAGAATTGTCGTGCATTGGGATAATTATGAGCAGTTATTTTACCTTCTCTGATAGTTGCTACATACCCTAATCTTATAGCTAACTCACTTACATCATCTGCAAGACCTCTAGATGTGGTAGAATACACATGTCTGTTATTTCCAGTTACAGTACCATCACCTAACATCAGAGTCTCAAAAAGATGTTTAAGTAGTTCTGGATGTAGTTCCAATATATCTCGTGGTATTCTTTTCTCATAACAATATTTACCAAACTGTAACAAATAAAAGAACAGGTCTTTACTATATAATCTTATGCTATTCTGAACAATATTATATCTATAACCTAATTTCTTTATTGTGTCACATATCAACTGTTTTTCCTTATCTTTCTTCTGAGAAATAACTATACTCCATCCTTTACTACTCAAATTTCCTTCAGATATAAACCACCCCAAGAACTTCAAAAACGATTCTATCTCAAACACATTATTCTTTCTACCATCATCCCACTTACTATCTGTTTTAACATTCAATACAGTTTTCCAAGAAGGAATAGTGTAGTGTGTAACATGTTTACCATCCCACTCAGCAGAACGTGGTATATAAATACGTTCATTAATATCTTTAATCTTGACAAATCTAAGTGTTCTGTCCTTCTTAAATCCAACTAACATCTTGTGTTCTGGCGTTACACAAAAACCAGAATGACTATCACGTGTACCTAACTTAGATACCGGAGAATACATCTGACCATCAAAATCATATACAAAAGTATTCACAACTTTCTTGTAATATGCTTTTCGTGTAACAGGATTTAATGTAGCAACATAATCTCCTCTATTAACATCTTTAATATTCTTAAATCCTTGTTTAGTTAGTATCTCTGTATCAGGATGATAACATTTTATCTTCTCAGGGTCATCAACTGAACCAAAGTGAACAAGATTATCGCCATAATGCCAGTTCAACATAACCTTTTCTTCATATATTCTATCCATAACTCCCATAGCACTGCCAACTTCTCTCATGGCAGGAAGCACAGAGTTACGTAATGCAGGAAGTGTTTTACGAACAATAAGTATTTTCTTTTTTCTTTCAGTGAGAAACTTTGACCACATATCCTGACACATAGAATAACTTTTGCTTGAACCAGCACCACCACGACTTACAATAATTCTCTTTTCACTTTCATTGGTTCTTGCAAATACTGATGTGAACAGCACATCAACTCTCTGAGGAGTTAATAAGCTGTTCATCATCAGGTCATCTTGTGCTAAACTATGTCTTGCCACTTATTTACAAACCTCCTGAGCGTGAATAGTCCATAATCTGTATGTCTCTACATCTTTGATAGTCATACATTTAACCTGTTGGCCCTTGAGTTCCACTTGAGGACTCCACCCGTTCTCCAGTTTTAACTCTGAGACTTTCCCACACTGAACCGTCTGACACATTGATGCCATCGTCAGTGGGGTCAGTAGCACGAGTATAAACAACATTAATCTTATCTTTCCATTCTTCATCTGAGTCCTCCTTACCTTTCTGATACCCAATTGTCTTACCTTTGTTAAATACCCAAAAGATAAAAGCAATAATAACAAGAATCAACCCAGTATAGACATATAGTGTCATTTAGCACCTGTGCTTTCTGTATTACCACTCAAACCTATTCCCGGTATTTTGTTAACAGCAGCATAAGCTATTTTGTTTACCTCATCTGAAGTTAACTTTGGAAATTTCTTAGACAAAGCATCAAGAACATATGCCATTTTGTCTGCCCCCGTAAATGATATTTTATCTCCAGTCTCTTTAACCTTCTGAGCTGCCATTTCCTCTGCGCCTCGTACAAGCTTTTCAGCATATCCCATAATAACTGCTTCGTTATTAGCACTTAATTTAATACCAAATATGCTCAACAGTTTCTTAAGTAACAGTGACAAAAGAGCAAGAATTATAGCAGCAAGAATAGGAGCAACATAGTCAACAAACCAGTCTTGAAACACTGTTCCCATAGTTGGCTTAGCCGCTTCTTGAGCCATAACAATAAACGGGATAACAAGAAGCATCACAATAAACAAGATTACAAAATTTACTCTCTTCATAAATCCTCCTTAATTATTACTGGTATAAAAACCAGTTATATTATCCTAAACATTTTGTTTAGGATTAAACCTATATACTACATAACACATATCAATCGAATTATCAGCTAAATAAAGTTCTCGTTTAAATTTGAAAGGAAATATCCCAAATGTTTTGTTAGTCTTTAATATCTTAACTCCTCCATATAACACACAATCTGCTGTAAACTCATGACAATAAAACTTTGTAGGGTCTTTAAATGTAAAATCATATTCAGTTTTATTATCATCAGTGTGCCATATAGCACGGTCAATTACGTCTGAAATGTTGCCTATATAGTTTGGTCTTAACACAATAAATCTATCAGTGTCCTTAACAAAGTCAATAGGATGAATAGACTGTACTCCCTCTGCAATACTATGAATCATCTCTCTCTTGTTAATAACTATACCTGAATGTGTAAAATCACCTGGTATAAATATTGAATCAAGATAGTAGTTATATCCACGACATATAACATCACCAGGCTGAATAACTTCAAGCATTGCCTCTATCTGTTCTGCTTTACACAGAGGTGGCTCTGTCGCCATGTATATATCTCCTACCCAAGTAAGAAATTCTTTATAGATATTATACAGTCTTTCTTTCATGCTTTACGCCTGTCAAACTCTATGTGTGGATAATCTGCATTTGGCTTGAAGTCTGCACCTACTTTAAATCCGATAGAACGAGCTATATCTGCTGCTTCCTTATAATCAGGTATACCATCACTATCAACGTCAACTTTTAAATCCCACACTGGTCTCTTACCCTTTAGTATTGCTATATCAAAGGCAAGACACTTGCCAATCCACTCAGGATGTTTAACACATAGAGGGTCACTAACTTCTAAAGGTAAGTGTCTGCTCTTTAATGTCCATGTAACTTTACGTGTATTTTCAGCAGCTGATATAGGTGGTAAATCAGCCAAACGTCTTAAGTCATTAACAACAATTAATGTTTCTCTTCCCTGAGTATATAAAGCTATTTGTTCATCTTTGGTTCTTT